CGATTTGTCGACAAATAGACAAACCACATAGCCTGCATAGCCTGCATATCACGCATATGAAGGTTTGTCAAGGTTTGAAATATGCGGCGGTATACAAAGGATACCCAAATACCCCTATAGATATACAAACCATATCTTCTGGATATAAAGGTTTGGCAGATATGAAGGTTTGGCAATATATGAGGAAATAAAGGTTTGAAAGGTTTGGGGTTTTTTTTATTCAAAATGCCTTACCCTGTATATACTTTATAAAATAGAAAACCATACAAATAGTAAAAGGAGAAAATATGATAACTGGAATGAAACAAGGTCCTAGAGGCCATAGAATAATTAAAGGAGACAATCCTCCTTTAGATCTAAGTCTGACATTGGAAGAATCTGTTAGGAAATCTTTAGAGTCTGCTACATGGCTTGAAGAGGCAGATCTAGGGGCAGCCAGAGAAGCATTACTATTGGCAGAAACCATGGATAGCCATCCTGAGCGTCGTCATCAAATAGCACCTATCCTAATTGGGCTATTGTCAAACCTTGGTTTGCTAAATAATCGCAAGGAAGACAAGTCTATGTCTCCACAGGAAATGTTGGCTCAAATCGCTAATGGCTAATTGGGAACCTACCCACTATACGGATACTCTGGCTGATGAGTTTGTTACGGATGGGGACAAACTGATAAATATCACACAGGCTTTATGGCGTTTACCTGAAAAAGACGATGCATTATTGGTATTAACTGATTGGCAAAAGTGGCTAATCCGCAGGGTTTTAGAACGCTATCCAGATGACCATGAGGAGCCTTCTAAGGCTGGTAGGCTGCGTTATAAGCAGGTAGTTATATCCATGCCTAGAAAGAACGGAAAGTCGCTTCTAGGGGCCTTATTTGCCCTATATGGGATGCTGATCCATGAGTCTGCACCTGAAGTAATATCCGTGGCAGCCTCTGCAGACCAGGCTAAAATCGTGTACCGCAGGCTAAAACACCAGGTAGATTCGTCTGAATTACTAGGACAATTCTTTAGTAGAAGTACTGAACATAGAGGACTTTATACAAAAGATGGCACAGGTATATATAAGGTTATTGCAGCAAAGGCAGCAACTGCACAGGGCTTGCATCCTTCTCTGGTTGTATTTGATGAGTTGCATGTTGCTAATACTGATGTGTGGACTGCGATGGCTCTTGGATCTGCTACTCGTGATGATGGCTTAACGATTGGTATTACTACCGCAGGAGATGACACATCAAACCTGCTTAAAGATCTCTATGAGCGTGGGGCTAAAGCCATTGAAGGACAGGAAGATCTAGAAAGATTTGGATTCTTCTGTTGGGAATCCCCCAAAGGTTGCAAGGTAGATGATGAAGAGTCTGTTCGTATGGCTAATCCACAACTTGCATCTGGTATTTTGTCGTGGGAGTCAGTAAAGAATGAATTAGCCACAATGCCAGAAGCAGATGCTAGAAGGTATCGTTTAAACCAGTTTGTGTCCAGTATGAATGCCTGGTTGCCTGTTGGAATGTGGCAAAACCTGCCAGATGGTAGACCTGTAAACCCTGAAGTCTTTGCTATTGAGCGTACTTCTGACTGGCAGCATTGCTCTATTGTTACCGCAGAACTTCAGGCAGATGGAAAAATAGCAACAGAATTGGTGGCTTCATTCAATAATACAAACCAGGATGAAGTATTAAAAGCCTGTTTGATCCTAGGCAAATACGGCAAACCATTCATTATGGATGGAGCAATACTTCAAGACTTAGGGTTTGCCATGAAACAGAAAGGTTTGCGTACTCAGATAATTACATCTAAGGATTTAATATCAGCGTCAAACAACGCATACCGTAGAATAGTGCGAAAGGAATTAATTCATCCAAAAGATGAGATAGTTTCGCTGCAAATGCAAAGAGCAGTACGCAAAAATAGCGGAGAATCTTGGAAGATTGCTCGTAAAGATAGCGGTACTGATATTGACGCAGCAATAGCAACAGTACTGGCTGTCTGGTTTGTGGAAACACAGCAAAAGCCACAGCAGATGGTTTGGTAAAGGAGAAGTAAATGGGATTTAAAGAAAGAGTAGTCAATAGACTTGGCTATGAAATTAATGTAGCAGAACCTTTTGTTCCTGAAACTCGTGGAATAACAAATACTGCACCAACAAGAGAAGCAGTTTCGGTATCACCAACTACTGCACTTAGTCTTGTTGCTGTGTCCCGTGCCACATCCGTACTAGAAACTGCAATCATGCAAATTCCTGTAAGTGTTTACAGAGGCACAACACCATTGCCATCACCTCTCTGGTTAGAAACACCAGACATTGAAAATCAAATTTCTCAAGCAGAGTGGCTTGGCACAACTCTAATGCACATGGCAGTTTATGGAAATGCTTTCTGGCACATTCAAAGAGGGCAGCGAGGAATTGTAAACATTACAAACCTTCACCCAACAGATGTAACAGTAGCAATAGATGGTGACAACAGAGTTTATTACACATACAAGTCAAAATATTATTCAGCAAAAGATATTAAGCACATTAAGTTATGGCATAACCCAAGCCCAGCAATCTTGCTTGGCGAAGGACCATTGCAGCGACACAAATCAGTATTGCGTTCAGCACTAGATCTACATAATTATGCAGACAACTGGTTTAAAACTGCTGCGGTACCAACAGGTACACTATCAACAACAGAATTTCTTTCTGAAGATGTTGCAAAGTCTAATAAAGAAGCCTTTGTACTATCTCAGCAAGAAAGAAGTGTCGCTGTTCTATCTTCTGGACTTAAGTACGATTCAATTTCGCTTAATCCTGAAGAAGCACAATTCCTAGAAAACCAGAAATACATTACACGCCAGATCGCAATGATGTTTGGTGTGCCAACAATGTATCTTGGAATGGGTATTGAGGGACAGGGCATGACTTATGTCAACGGCAATGAAGACAGAACTAAACTATTTGAAGATGGACTACAGCAATATATTGTTCGTATCCAGCAAGCAATTACTGATCTTCTACCAAGAGGACAATATGCAGAGTTCAATTTAACTGAGTTCTTGCGTCCAAATGTAAAGACAAGATATGAGTCATACGCAATTGGTTTGAACAACGGTTTCTTGACCGTACCTGAAGTCCGTGAGATTGAAGGTATGCCAGAAATGACAGAACAACCACAACAAGAAGCCCCAGTTGATGTTATTGATCAACCTGTGGCATAAAATGGAGTAATGAATATGGAAATGATTACCCGTAGTTTTGAAATAAGAGCAACAGATGCAGAGAAGCGTGAAGTTTCTGGCATGGCTGTTCCTTATAATGACACGATTGACATTGGTGGAGGTTGGTCAGAGCGTTTTGAAAAAGGCGCAGTTGATCTAAACGCTGATGTTAAGTTATTCCGTGACCACGAAGATATTATTGGCGTTGTCACAGAAATGACAGAATCTGATGAAGGCCTTTTGATTAAGGCAAAGATTTCAGAAACAGTTTTGGGAAATGAAACACTCAACCTGGTTAAGGATGGAGCAATCCGTTCTTTCTCAGTTGGATTCATTCCAGTAACAGATGTAAAGCAAGACAAAACAATAATTCGTAAGAAGGTAAATCTTAAGGAAGTATCCTTAGTAGCATTTCCTGCATACGACAAGGCTGAAGTACTTTCAGTCAGAGAAGAAACCAATCAGGAGGAAATATCCATGGAAAACACAACACCTGATTACACTTCAGCAATTGAAGAAGTTCGTAATCACGCACAGGAGTTGGAGCGTCGTCTAGAAGTTATCTCATCAGAAAAGACACCTCTTATCTCAGCACCACAGTACCGTTCATTCGGTGAGTTTGTAAAGTCTGTAGCAAAGGGCGATGAAGCAGCACTTGCTCTTCACCGTACATTTGCTGGCGCAGATTCAGGCGACTCAATTATGAAGAATGCTTGGGTTTCAGATACAGTTCGTATCCTTAACGCAGGCCGTCCAACATTCAATGTTCTTTCATCTGCAGCACTACCTGCTGACGGAATGAATGTGGAATACCCAAAGATTAATACCAACACACTTGCTGTTGGAGAACAAGAAGCAGAAGGCGATGCACTTGACTACGGTAAGTTGACTCTTACTTCAGCAACTGCACCAATTAAGACATACGGTGGATACACAGATATGTCACGCCAGGTTGTAGAGCGTTCATCTATTGCATATGTTGATACAGCATTCCGTGCAATGGTTGCTAAGTACGCTGCAGCAACAAACGCTGCTGCTCGTGCAGCAGTTGTAACAGCATCAGCAAACTTCAATACTGCAACTGTCTCAGCATGGGAAGCAGATGATGTTATTGGCGCACTCGCAAAGGCTGCTGCTGATGTAAATAACAACGCAGGTTATGCACTAGAAGTAATCCTTGTTTCAAGCGATGTATTCCAGGCACTTGCAAAGGTTGTTGACTCAGCAGGTCGTCCAATTCTTTCAAACGCAGGATTGACACAGAACACATTTGGTTCAATCAACCCAGTTGGTTTGACAGGAACAATTCTTGGTCTACCAATCGTCATGGATCCATCACTTGCTGGTGGTTCATTCTATGTTGGTAACTCAGCAGCACTAACAACATACGAGTCTGCAGGTGCACCTTTCCGTCTAAACGACGAAGAGATCACAACACTTACAAACTCATTCTCAGTGTACGGTTACTTGGGCATCGCTGCTCCAGAACCAAAGGCAATGACAATCGTTGCCAACCCACTAGACTAATTAACAAAGGATAACGATTATGGACTGGACTGATCTGAAAGCCTATGTAGGATCATCAACTACTGATGATGACTATGTAGAGGAATGCTGGGACACAGCAAAGGATATTATTGCGTCTTATATTAAGTCTGCAAAAGTTCCTCCTGCTGTATTAAAGCGTTGCTACTTGGAAGTAGGATCAGAACTGTTCCATCGTCGTAACGCACCAATGGGTGTTTCTCAATATGCAACTTATGATGGTGCTCCCATTAATGTTGCTAGAGATCCACTCGTTGGTGTGTATCCAATTCTTAATCGTTACATGGTGAGGTTTGCATGAATCTTGGGGGAGTAAGAGAAGAACTAGAAAGTGCCATCATTCTTGGTGGTATCTCAAAAGTTTATAAGTATATGCCAGAAAGACCTAATCCACTCTGTGCGATTATGGAACCTGATACTGACTTTATTACTGTATATGAAAATCAATATGATGCAGACTATGCGTCTAATTGGAGGGTTTTAATCCTGGTTCCATATGCAACTAATGAAACAGAAACAGAAAACCTAGATGACAAACTTGACACTCTTATTCCTGCATTATGGGAATACACATCAGCAACAAGATTAACAGTAGACAAGCCATTTATTCAAGAGGTAAATGGTGCTAGATTTTTAGCAACAAACATAAACATTTCAATAGATATTGAAGGAGGAAACTAATGGCCAGAATTAAAGGAAAGTCCATTGTTTTTGAAATCGGAAGTACAGAATACGCAGGAGGAGTCAGCAATGTTGTTTTCTCATCTGCAGTTGGTACACTTGGTTTTGGAGACTACGAGGACTCACTTGACTTCACATGCGCTGTAACTGGATTCCAGGACACAGCATCAGCATCACTACATTCATATCTCTGGGCTAACCCAGGTACGACTGTAACAATTACATATGCACCACACGGAAATGCAACAGCATCTGCTTCACAGCCACACTTCACAGCAACTGGCTACGCAGAAACTGTTCCAGATCTTGGTGGAGCAGCAGGTGAATTCTTCACCTTTGATCTAAACTTTATCCTTGATGGCAAGCCAACAAGAGTAGAGTCCTAATCATTAAACAGGGCTTGTCATGCTAGAAGTAGAGATAGAAGGAATAAAAGAGGTTCAGGCCTCATTAAAACGACTATCAGATGATCTAGAGAACAACTTAGAACTTAACAAAGAACTTAGTTCAACTCTTGCTCAAAAGGCTTCTAGCATGGCCCCTCGTTTAACTGGTGCTCTTGCATCATCTATTCAAGGTAATCCTTCTGCAGAGAAGGCACAGATCTTGGCTGGTAGTGGGGCAGTTCCATATGCAGGAGTAATTGAATATGGATGGCCAGAGAAGAATATTCAGGCACAGCCATATTTAACACAAGCAGTAAATACCAGCATGAGTTACATAATTGCTGCTTATGAAAACAATATAAAGAACAATATTAAAAAATATAACTTAAACTAATGGAGGCAATAAATGGAACAAAATGACTTAATGTCAACACTCAAGTGGAAAGAACTTGCAGAAGTTGAAGCATACTTAGAGACACCAATGGATGAATGGAATGTCATTGAATCCAAAGCAAAACTAGCATTTGCTATGCAATATATGGTTGCAAAGCGAAACAACCCAGCCCTTACAATAGGGGAAGCAGAAGAAATGACAATTACACAATTGTCTGAACTCTCAGGGATGGACATGTCCGACCCAAAAGAAGTCACTTCAGCCTAGTTGCGATGGCTAGATTCTGTATTGAAACAGGATATACGCCAGAACAGTTCTGGGAACTGACATATGAAGAATATGTTGCGATGGTTGAAGAGATGAACAGAAGGAGCAAGTAATGGCACAACAGATAAAGATTGACATAGTTGCAGATGTTCAAAAACTGCAACAAGGTGTTGATCAGGCTAATAAGCAACTGGGTGGGCTTGATGCTTCTGTAAAAAAGGTTCAGGGATTAACTACAGCATTTGCTGGTGTTGCAGTTGCAGCAAAAGGATTTGGCATTGCTGGAGGCTTTATAAATAGTGCCACAGATGCTGCCTCAAATCTAGAAGAAACATTATCTAAGACAAATGTTCTATTTGGTGAGTCTGCCACAGAAGTAGTTAAATTTGCTTCAAGTGCTGCTAAAAACTTTGGTCAATCAAAACAACAGGCATTAGATGCTGCAGCAACATTTGCCACATTTGGTAAGGCTGCTGGACTTGCTGGTGATGACCTTGTTGGGTTCTCAACTGACTTTGTTGGTCTTGCTTCTGACCTAGCCTCATTTAATAACACATCTCCTGAGCAGGCAATTAATGCAATTGGTTCTGCACTTCGTGGTGAAGCAGAGCCACTTAGAGCATACGGTGTTTTACTTGATGATGCATCACTTCGCCAGGCTGCACTTGAATTAGGAATTGTAAGTACAACAAAGAATGCTTTGACTCCTCAGCAAAAAGTTTTGGCAGCACAGCAATTAATTTATAAGCAAACAACAGCAGCCCAAGGTGACTTTGGAAGAACATCAGACGGTTTGGCAAACTCAACAAGAATTCTTGAAGCAGAACAAGCAGACTTAAACACAAATCTTGGTAAAACATTCTTACCAGTAATGAAACTAGTAAATGATGCTATGAGAGTAGCAGTTGGTGTTTTCACATCTTTGCCTGGTCCAATTCAACAAATCATTGTTGTAGTAGGTCTTGCGATAGCAATTCTTGGACCTTTTCTTCTTCTTATTAATGCTATTAAGGGTGCAATGGTAGCACTTGAACTAGCAACATTAGCAAAATCAGCAGCAACTAAAATAGCAACAGCAGCACAATGGTTATTCAATGCTGCAATGTCTGCCAACCCTATTGGACTTGTTATTATTGCTATTACTGCACTTATTGCAATCATTGTTCTTCTTGTTAAGAATTGGGATACGGTTACAGAAGTAGTTGGTAAAGTTTGGAATGCAATTAAAAACTTTGCATCTGATGCATGGGAAGCACTTAAGGGATTTGGAAACAGAGTATCAGATGTTGTTTCTACAATTAGAAATGCTTTTAATTCGCTGCCAGCAGCAATGCTCAATGTTGGTAAAAATATTGTCCGTGGTCTTTGGGATGGAATCACTAGTATGCTTGACTGGTTTGAAAACAGATTAGCAAACTCATTTGTTGGTAAAACAGTAAGCAAGGTTATGAATTTATTTGGAGTTAAATCTCCATCAACAGTATTTGCTGAGATTGGTGAAAACCTTGTTAAGGGTCTTTCTCAAGGTATTGACCAAGCACAAAAACTTGCAAATGTTTCAATGACTGGTTTAGCAAATGCAACAATGGCAGGCTTTCAGCCACAACTTGCAGGGTATGGAACAGCACAAGCAGCGCCAATCCAAATTACTATCAATGCTGGTCTAGGCACAGATCCATACGCATTAGGTAGAGAAGTAAACAACGCATTAACGAAATACGGTAAAGTAAGCAGCAGAGTTGTTAGGGGTTAATAAATGAAGGCAAAAGATCTTGTTGAAGTTAAGGTTTGGGACACAAGTGTAGGTTCTTATGGTGATTGGTTAGACATTACAGATGGTGTTTTATCAATAAACACTGTACATGGAGCAGATACATTTGAAGGATTTTGGGAACAATCAGACACTGGCCAATTTACAATAACCACAAGAGGATCAACAGCAGATCCAAATATTAATCCTTTTATTAAATCAAACTCATTTGTATGGGTTCATACAAAACCTATAAATGGTCAAATTAAAAACATATTCTTTGGCTTTATTACTGATGTTAATGTTGACTATATTAGAAATCAAAAACAAATTGTAACAATAAACGGTACAGATTTAATTGGACAGATTAACAGATTGCTAATTACTCAAGATTTTATTGACACAAACATTACTCCAACCTATCCTAATAACATTGTTCCAGTAGATTATTTATTAGAAAACGCAACATATTTGCTATCTGAAGAAATTGGAAGTTTTTATACAATTGTGTATGACTCAATTGGACTTCAATTGATGGGTGGAAGTATGGACTTAAATTTTGGACTTTATGCTCCTCCAGCACCGCTTGTAAAAGTTGAAGCAGGTAAAACAATTTATGAACTAATTTCAAGTGGTTTTTCTTCAGCATTAGTTACATACTTTGCAAAATATGGTGGAGACTCTTACTTCTTTACACCTTACATGAAATATGACCCAGCATATTACACTGGAGATTTATCTGGCTTATCTTATGTTACTGATTTTTTTAAAACAAACAACTCTGATCCTTGGCAAGATCCAGATGTTGAAGAACTAGACCCAGAAAGTTTTACCTTTAAAGCAATTAACATGAATAATGGCATGAACAAGATTATTAATCAGGTTTCTGTTACAAACACTAATCCAATTACAGGAGACATTTTATCTATAGAGCCAGTTGTTAATCAACAGGCAACCCTTGACTTTGGTCCAGCAAAACTTGAAGGTGTAACAACATTTACAACAACACAAAACTCTTTCTGGCTTCCAACATCAACTATTGCGGGTCAGGCAGCAGAATATCAGGATGCAGTATTAGAATACCAATCAGTGCCAAAATCAAATCTTGAATCAATAACAGTTGATTCTGTTTATGCAAATACTGAAGGTATAAGTGATATTAACATTGGTCAAACAATCTATATTCAACACAAGATTGATTCAAACAATTATATTTATGGAGAGTATGTTGTTAGCGGAATAAAGCACTCAATAAATGAATCTACATGGATGACTGAGTATATACTTAG